CGGCACCACGCTGACCACGATGGCGCTGGAGCGGCAATACAACGACCTGACCAACAAGTTCGTCCATTACCTGGGCATGGCCGTCAACGGCTTTACCCTGGAAGGCGCGAACGGCGATCTGTTCAAGCCCTCTTTCGATCTGATCGGAAAGTCGGAAGTGTCCGCTGCTTCCACGGATGGCAGCGCTACCGCCGCGCCCACGAACGATGTCATGTCTGCGGTGGACCACCTTCAGTATCTGTGGGAAGGCACCACGGCGAAGACCGCGCTGGGATGCGGTTTCACGGTCGCCAACAACCTGCGCCAGCGCTTCGCCATGGGCACGCTGGGCGCCACGGACATCGGCACCGGCGTGGCCGCGGTGACCGGCTCCCTCCAGGTCTACCTGGAGGACGAAACGCTGCTGGACAAGTATCTGAACCAGACCGAAAGCTGGCTGGCTTTCGAAGTGGCCGATGAAGTCAGCAGCCAGGGGAACAGCTACATCTTCGACTTCCCCCGCATCAAGTTCACGGACGGCGGGCGGTCGGCTGGTGGCCAGAACCAGGACATCATCGCAGACCTGACCTGGCAGGCGATCCGGCACGCCACCGAAGATGCCACCATCCGCATCTGTAAGCTGGCCAGCAGCTAGGCCAGCAGCCGTGGGCCGTTGAGGACCGGCCTTCGGAAAGGGGCTGGAAACGAAGGGGCTGGCAGCTATGCTGCTGGTCCCTTCACCACATCAACCTGAAACCACGGAAGGAACATGGTCAAACTGTCTGCCATCAAGTCGGACCCCGAACTGGAAAGGGAAGGCGTCTGGCAGGACTACGAACTGGGCATCCGCGTGAAGGTGGCCCGCATGGGCAATCAGGCATTCGACGAATGCGTGCGCAAGCTGTCCGAACCGCACCTGTCCGGCTTCCGCCGGAACAAGCTGCCCAGCGAAGTGCTGGAGCGGATCACCAAGCAGGCGGTGGCCCGCCACATCCTGCTGGGCTGGGAAGGCATCGACGGCGAAGACGGAAAGCCGCTGCCCTACAGCGAAGAAACGGCGCTGGAAATCCTGAATGACCCTGCGCTGGCGGACTTCTACAAGTTCGTGCTGCTGGCGGCGAACGAAGCCGAACTGTTCCGCCGCAAGGACATGGAGGAAGCCGCGGGAAACTGACGGCGTGCCTGGACTGGCACCTGCGATGGAGCCAGCACCAGGCGGCCCTGGAAAAGCGGCGCCAGCAGGGCAGGGATGTGCCTGTGCTGGACAAAAAGCCGGAACTGTTCGAAGACCTGTGGACCTTCTGGCACGCCTTCTTCGACCTTCACCGCACGCGCACGGTCGGCATGTCTGTGGATCCAATCCAGCCCACGAATGTGCTGGCCTGGCTGGACATCCGCGGTGTGCGGTGGCCGATGTTGCGCCAGCAGTATTATGAACTGGTGGCGGCGATGGATGCCGCCTTCCTAGCCTGGAACCGCGAACAACAGGACGCCAAGAAGTGACCTACCGCACCGAACTTCACATGCCGCTGCCTGACAATGGCAGCGGCGCCGTCGCGCAGGCAGACGCGGGCGCCACCGACTTCAGCACCGGCGATCCCACGCCGTTCTACATGCTGTCGGTGGGTTGGGTGTTGCTGTAGAACATGGCAACCCTGCGCCTGGCCATTGACGCCCGCGCTGCGGCTGCGGGCGCTGCTGCCTTCGACAATGCCGCCAAGCGGGTCGCCGGATCCGCGCTCCAGGCTGACGCTGCGCTGACGAAGCAGAACGCCACCATGGCCCGCAGCGGCGTTGCCGCGAAGGCGATGGGCAGCCAGTTCAAGGCCATGATGGTGCCGCTGGTTGGCTTCTTCGCTGTGATCAAAGCGGTAAAGACCATTGCCAGCTTCGAAGAACGAATGCGGCAGGTTCAGCAGGTCACGCAGGCGAACGAAGCCGCCTTCGCTGCGCTGACTGAACGGGCGCGGGAACTGGGCGCCACCACCAGGTTCAGCGCCACGCAGGCCGCCGAAGGTCTGCTGGAGCTATCACGGGCGGGCTTTGATGCGAACGAAGCCATGGACGCCGTGGGCGCCACGCTGGACCTGGCGGTGGCGGGCAGCCTGGAACTGGGCGAAGCCACCGGCTTTGTTGCCAACGCCATCCGGCAGTTCGGCCTGGACGCCAGCGAAGCCAACCGCGTGGCGGATGCCTTCGTGGTGGTTGCCAACAACGCCAACACAGATGTGCGGCAGCTTGCGGAGGCTTTGAAGTTCGCGGGCACGGTGGCAGCCAGCGTGGGCATGTCGGTGGAAGAAACCGCCGCGGCCATCGGTGTGCTGGGCGACCGCGGCGTGAAGGCCAGCCTGGCGGGCACGCAGCTTCGCGGCACGCTGCTGGGCCTGGCCAGCCCGACTGACGGCGCCGCCGCCGCCATGGCCAAGCTGGGAATTCAGTTCGACGAAATCAACCCGGCAACGCACAGCCTTCACCAAATCGCGGTGCGGCTGAAGCAGGGGATCGACAGCCTGGCCAACCCGCTGGAAGCCGCGGGCATCTTCGCGGACATCTTCGGGCGCCGGAACGCGGCGGCTGCGCTGGCCCTGGCGGACGCGAACGAAAAGCTGGCCGAGAACACGCGCCTGGCGGAAGAATCCGTGGCCGCGCACAGCGACTTCGCGGCGGCCATGAATGACACCATCATCGGTGCCTGGAAGTCGCTGGTGTCGGCCATCGAAGAAGCCATGCTGGTCACCGGGGACGCAGGCGTGGGGTCCGCGCTGAAGGCCACGCTGGAGGTCATGGCCGAAACTGTGCGGATGCTGGCGGGCGTGGAAGGGGCATTCAAGAAGGCCAGCACCGGGGCCAAGATCCTTTCTGTGGCCATCATCGCCCTGACCGCCAGGATGGTCGCCCTGCGGGCGGTGGCCATTGTCGGCTGGCTGTTCGGCTTCGTGCGGGCCGCCTGGGCCGCTGCGGCGGCCTCTACGGGCCTGACGGCCAGCATCCGGGCCATGACGGTGGCGATGGCCGCGAACCCCGCCACGGCGCTGGCTGTGGCTCTGACGGCCATCGGGTCCGCGCTGTTCTTCGCCAAGGGCGAAGCCAGGGACGCCGCGGGCGAACTGGAAGACCTGAAGGCCGCACAGCAGGATCTGGTGCGGGCCAGCCAGGACTTGCGGGACGCCCAGGACGGCGTGAACCGGGCGGTGGAAACGGGCAGCAAGGGCGGCCTGGTTGACGCGCTCCAGAACAAGATGGCGGGCCTGAAGGACACCATGGAAAAGCTGGCGGGCGCCGCCGAGTCCTTCCAGGGTGACCTGTTCTTCGGTGACCTTGCGGTGCCTGCGGGCAAGGCGCGGGCGGCCCTGCCTGGCCTGGACCTTCCGGTGTATCGGGAAGGATCGGTGACCCGCGGGGGCTTCGGGCGCCCCATGCGCGGCATGGGCGGGACCAGCGGGCGCGAAATGGTCCTACTGGAGGACGCCGCAGAAGCGGTGGCCAAGGCTCTGAAGGAAGTGGAAGACCGACTGGCCGAACTGGGCCGCCCGGAACTGACCACGCAGCCGTTCAGCGAAGCTGAAATGGCGGTGGGCGACCTGCTGGACAGCTACCAGCGCGAACTTGAAATCCTGGCGCTGCGCGGGACCACCTACGAAGAAACGCTGGCCATCCAGGAAGCGGCACGCCAGGCGATGAAGGCGGAAGCCGACCTGCTGGAGAAGATCAGCGCCGAAGACCGCGAACGGATGGCCGAGAAGATCCAGGCCCTGAACGCCGCACGGAAGGCGGTGGCCAATCTTCAGCGGGACGAACAGGAAGCGGCCCGCCTGGCGGCACAGGCTTCCGCAGACGCCGCAGCCGCAGCAGAGCGGAACGCCCGGCAGCGGGCGGACCAGGCGCAGGGCGCCAAGGAATATGTGGCCGGGCTGCGGACGCAGGCGGGCATGGAAAGGCTGCGCCTGCGCGGCGACAGCGACACGGCGGAACTGCTGGAAGCCCTGAACGGGCTGCGGCGCTACGGGAATGAAGTCACCGCGGACCAGGTTCAGGAAACCATGCGCCTGGTGGCTGCGCTTCAGGAACTGAATGCGGCGAACGAAGATGCCGTGAAGGTGGATGAACGGCGGCGCCAGGCCGAAGGCGCGGGCGTCCAACTTGAAAGGAACCTGGCGCTGCTGAAGGACGAAATGAGCCTGCGCAGCGAATTCGGCACGGAACGGGAAATTGCGCTGGCGACCTTGGAAGCCGAACGCCTGGCCACGGAAGCGCTGACGGTGGCGAACGACAAGCAGGCCGCGGCGATCCACCGCACGCTGACGGAATATAAGGCGCTGGTGGCGGAACAGCAGAAGCTGGAGCAGCAGCGGGCGCTGGCGGAAGGCTTCGGCCAGGCCATGACAGATGCCCTGTTCAACATCGTGGAAGGCACGAACAGCGCGAAGGAAGCGCTGGAAGGTCTGGCCAAGGACATGCTGCGCATTTTCATGGACATGTATGTGCGCAGCTACTTCACCAGCGCTTTCGCCGGGATCTTCGGCCCGGCTCCATCGGCCCACGGCAACGCCTTCCAGTTCGGCAGGGCGAAAGCCTACGCCAAGGGCGGCGTGGTCAACCAGCCCACCTTCTTCAACACCATGAACGGCCTGGGCGTGGCTGGCGAAGCAGGGGAGCCTGAAGCTATCCTGCCGCTGAAGCGGGGCGCGGACGGTGACCTGGGCGTGAAGGTCCAGGGCGGGAACACCGGGCGGCCCGTGACGGTCCACATGAACATCACCACGAAGGACGCCGACAGCTTCCGCCGAAGCCGCGTCCAGATCCAGGAAGACATGCGGCGGGCAACTACGGCGCTCCAATAAATGGGCTTTCACGAAACGCAATTCCCGACCGACATCAGCTATGGCAGCCGCGGCGGGCCTGGCTTCAGCACGAACATCGGCACGCTGGACAGCGGCCACGAAATCCGCACGGCCAGGTGGTCCCAGGCGCGGCACCGCTACGACGCGGCCTATGGCATCCGCACGCTCACCCAGATGAACACCGTGCTGGAGTTCTACCACGCCCGGCAGGGACCGGCACACGGCTTTCGCTGGAAGGACTTTCTGGACTTCACCACGAACGCCGACCACCGCAGCGAACCGGCGTGGAACGACCAGGATCTAGGCATCCTGTCCAGCGGCGATCAGATCCAGCTTCGCAAGGCATACACCAGCGGCGGCACCACGCAATACCGCGACCTGTTGAAGCCGGTGTCTGGCACGGTGGTGGTCGGCTGGGACGATGGCGGCGGTCTGTCCGAGAAGACAGAAACCGCGGACTGGTCGGTGGACACGACCACCGGCATTATCACCATCGCATCCGGCAGCCTGGCGGGCGCCACCGGGAAGACGATTTATGCCGGGTGCGAATTCGATGTGCCGGTGCGCTTTGGGGAAGAACTGGACGAAAACCTGCCCGTGGCCATCGCGGCCTACGACAGCGGCATGATCAGCAGCCTGCCCATCGTGGAAATCAAAGGTGCGACCGCGCACGCCACAGATTACAACTACGGCGGCGCCACGCGCTACACCGCGGCAGGCGCTCACAGCCACAGCATCGCGGACGGGCGCCTGATCGTGGGCGCACCTTCGGGCACGGACAACCAGGAAATCACCATCCCCACGGTGACGAACAACCACCAACTGGGCGGCCCCTACTTCTACGCCCTCCACGCAGGCGGCAGCGGAACGGTCACCATCAAGTCGAACGGCGCGACGGTGAAGGCTCTGGCTACGAACGAATGCTGCGCCATCCACATGACCATCGACAGCGGCGGAAGCCGCGAATGGACGGTGTGGGGCTGATGGACCGCGCCACCTTCTACGGGGGAAGCACGGCGCACATCACGCTGTCAGGCGCCTACACCGCCAGCAGTCCCTACATCATGTCCGACCTGGGCGCGTGGAACCGCTACCGCATCTGGCAGTTCGCGCCGACCGCGGCCAGCACCTTCATCCTGCTGCCTGACGCACGCCTGTGCGACCTGGGCGGCCCCATCTTCTGGATGCGGAACACGCACGCCAGCAACCAGGTCCATGTCGGGGCCTGGGGACCGGACCCCTACCCGGTCAAGTTCGTGTCCATCCGCGGCACCGGGACGCCTGGCCAGAACCGCATGGCCTTCTTCCTGCGGGACAACAGCACCGGCGCAGGGAAGTGGTTGGCGGTCAGCGCGGAAGCCGGTGCGCTGACTCTGCGGGGGACAAGCTGATGGCCCACGATGTCGGCAACGGGCGCCAGAACCTGCTGGACGGCGAACTGTGCCGCCTGGCCCACCTGTTCCGCGTGACCCGCCTGGACGGCACGGTGCTGCGGGTCACCGACCACGACGGCACGCTGACCTTCACCGAAGGATGGATCGACGGCGACACGGACCCTTTCACCAGCGAAAACACCTACAGCCCGGTGGACGGCTGGGACGCATCGAACGAACGCGCCGAAGCGGCCATGAAGCGGTCGAACATCGAATTCCGCGGCGCCATCGGCGGCAGCATCGTGACCACCGCAGACCTTCAGGCTGGGCTGTGGCACGACGCTGCCGTGGACGAAGTGATCGTGGACTGGATGTATCCATGGCTGGGGCCGATCCGGTGGAAGCACTACCGCCTGACGGATTTCAGGTTCGACGGTGATGTGTGGATGGCCCAATGCGAAAACCGGATGGGCGAACTTCACCGGAAGGTCGGCAAGGTCTTTTCGAAGACCTGCTGGCACGGCTTCGGTGATGCCCGCTGCGGCATCAACGCCAGCGCTTCGAACACCACCATGTTCAGCAGCACCGTCACCGCGGTGACCACGAACGCAGATTTCAGGTTCGAAGGCACCGGCGGGCACACGCCCGAAGACCAGGCAGACGATTTCTTCAAGGTCGGGCACCTGACCTGGACCAGCGGCAACAACAAGGGCCGCAGCTACCCGGTCTACCAGAGTTACCAGAAGACCGGCAGCGATCCGGGCACCAGCGATGATGCGCGGCTGGTTCTCCAGTATCCGACCGCAGCCACCATCCAGGTGGGCGACGGCTTCACGGTCTACGCTGGCTGCGACCGAACCCTGGCGGAATGTTCCACCAAGTGGTCGAATCTGGTCAACTTCGGCGGGTTCCCACAGATCCCCGGCACCAGCGCGGTGGCGAAGACGGGTGAAGAAGTCGCAGGCTGACCAGCACGCCGCCAGAGGCGCAGCGGTGGCCGCTGCGGCGCTTTCGCAGGTCGGGGTGCGGTTTCACCCGCAGGGGCGCCTGAAGGGCGCAGCGCTGGACTGTGTGGGCCTGGCGGTGGTGGCCGCAGAAGGCGCCGGTGTCTGCCTGGCCGGACCCCTGGACTACGATGTGCGCCGGGGCGACTACGGCGGCACCCTGCTGGATCATGTCAGGCAGGCGTGCGATCAGGTGCCCGAACTTGAAATGGCCCAACCTGGTGACTTCGTGCTGATCTTCCTGCGTGACCCGGCGGACCCGCGCCACCTGGCGGTGGTTGTGGAAGGTGACCAGCAGCCGCTGGACCTGGTTCACGCCGCGCCCCGCTACGGCTGCGTGGTCCGGCAGGGCCTGGACCAGCAGCACAGGAACCACATTCACAGCGTCTGGAGGCTGAAGGGCTGATGGCCACGATTGCCCTGGCAGCCGCGTCTGGCTTCGAAGCAGGCACCGCCGGATACGCCCTGGCGGCGATGCTGGGCAGCGTGATTGACAACACGCTGGTGTTCCCCAGCCTGTTCCCCGCTGACCCCATCGAAGGTATGCGCGTGGGCGAAGTCCAGATCATGGGCGCGGACGAAGGCACGCCTGCGGCGAAGTGCTACGGCGCCGAAGCCAAGGTGGGCGGGCAGATCATCTGGGCTGGTGCGCTTCAGGAAGTCCAGACCAGCAACCACAGCGGGAAGAACACCAACCGGATTGAATACACCTACTACTTGGACTGTGCGGTGGTCTGCTGCCACACAGACGGGAATGCCCTGGCCAGCATCGAACGGGTGTGGGCCGACGAAAAACAGGTGTTTGTGGACCCCGGAGTGTTCAACGGCATCACCGTCACCGACGAAGACGGCATTGGCGTGTATGTCGAAAACTGGTCCACCTACTGGATCTTCTTCGACGAAACGGTGAACGCCAATGTCAAAGCCAATGTGTATGACCTGTTTAGCGTGGGCAGCCGGGTCACCTACACCGGGTTCACGAACAGCGGCAACAATGACACCGCCTGCGAAATCCTGGAGAAGCGGAAAAAGACATTCTGGGACAAGGCGGGCGGCTACGGCTACCGCGAACACTACGCCTGGCGCGTCAGCAAGTCCAAGGTGGACGAATTCGTGCTGGGAAATGTTGGCGACAACGGGCCACACGGCACCACCAACCTGATCAGCTTTGCGGAAGTGGTGGGCAACGGCTGGAAGACTGACATTCAGCAGACGGGAACGCCCACCATTCACCTGGGCGACCAAACCGCGGCATGGTCGCACATGGCCACGACGCTGGGCGCCGCGAATGTTCCGGCCTTCAAAGATGTGGCCTACATCGGCTTCGACAGTCTGGCGCTGGAAGACTTCGGTGTGCGCATCCCTAACTTCGCCTTCCTGGTCACGAACACCGGGCAGAACACCGTCAGCGCCGTGGTTGACGACATCCTGGCGGATACTGGCCTGCCCACATCCGTGTTCGACACCACCGGCATCAGCAGCCAGACGGTGCTGGGATACACCAGACGCGGCCCGGTCGAAACGGCGAAGGCGCTCCAGCCGATCATGGTGGCCTTCAACCTGATTGCGCAGGAGCGTGGAACAACCATGTATTGGATGGACCGCAGCGCCGCACCCAGCATCACGATTCTGGACGCATACCTGGGATTCGCCAGCGGCAGCGGAAGCACCAGCGGCGGCGTGGAAATTCAGGAAGTGCCGGTGAACGAACGCCTGGGCGAAGTGGTGGTGGACTTCATCGACAGCGGCGACAATTGGCAGGCTGGCACAGAACGCGCCAACGCCTGGACAACCATCAGCAGCACGCCTGGCCTGAACAGTCGCCAGGCCCAGGGCCGCTGGACCAGCCGGAAGGTGAACCTGTCCAACCTGACCATTAGCGGTGACACCGCCCGCAGCATCGCCCACCGGCTGCTGTGGTCTTCGTGGTCGGACTGCCTGCGTTTCAAGTTCACGCTGCCGCCCCGCTATCTGGCGGTCCAGGAGAACGACCGGCTGACCTTCAACGCCAACGGCGTAGCCTACAACGCCATGGTCACCCGCGTGGATGTCGGCGCCCACTTCGTGATCGAAGTGGAAGCCAATCTGGATGTGGCTGTGGATCAGTCCTACGATTACCCGGAATAGATGGCGCAGCTTCACGAAGCGATCTACACCGCGCCCACGCCCGTCCTTCATGTCGTGGATGTGGCCCCGCTGTTCCCCGGCGACGAACAGCAGCCCGGCGTCTACTTCTGCGTGGAGGTTCCGCAGAACACCGGCGCCCACATGCTGGCCACGCCGCCGGTGATCGTCTACGAAAGCAGGGACAGCGGCACGACCTGGGACCAAGTGGCCGTGATCCAGCAGATGGTTGAAACGGGCACGCTGGGCCTGGTCGAACTTGAAACGCCGCCTGCCTTCGCATACATCCGCACGCTGGACGCCAGCCTGCCCTACGGCTGGGACGAAGGCAGCGAAATGCGGGTGTCGTTCAACAAGTCCTATGCGCCTGCGACAGCAACGGAAGACCAGGTGCTGGACGGCGCCAACCGGCTGCTGGTTGGTAGCGAAGTTCTCCAGTTCAAAACCGCCGCGGTGGCGGACGCCGACACGAACGATTATCTGCTGACCAGCCTGCTGCGCGGGCGGCGCGGAACCGAAACCGTGGTCAGCGGCCTGGCCCAGACGGATCGGGTGTTCGTGATCGACCAGAACACCTTTCACTTCCACGCCCTGGACCCCAGCGACATCGGCAACGCACTACAGTTCAAAGCGGTGACGCCTGGCATGGACCTGTCCAGCGTGGACGCCGTGACGCACACCGTCCAGGCCCTGAATGTGTCGCCCTTCGCGCCCGCCAATGTCAGCGGCACCCGCGACGGCAGCAACAACCTGACCATCACCTGGGACCGCCGCACGCGGGCGCCTGTGCGCCTGCTAGGCCCGCAGGGGCGTCCTTACTTCGAAGACACGGACAACTACGAAGTGGACATCTACGACGGCACGCCCGCTGTGGTCCGCACCATCGAAGTCACCACCACCAGCGCCAGCTACACCGCAGCCCAGCAGACGGCTGACGGGCTGACGCCGGGCAACCCGGTCAGCCTGCGGGTCTACCAGATGTCGCGCATGTGCGACCGCGGGCGGGCAGCCATCGAAACCGTCTGAACCTGAAATGCCGACCACCCCGAACCACTCCCTGCCGCTGCTGACTGAAGGCCAAGACAACGCCGAAGCAACGGTGAACACCGGGCAGCGCCAGGCAGATGCGCTGATGGCGTTGGAAGTCCAGAGTGATGCGCTTTCAGCGCCGCCTGGCGGCGAAACTGATGGCCAGGCGTGGATCATTTCCGGCACCGCCACGGGCGCCTGGGCTGGCTTCGCAGCAGGCAGCCTGGCGCTTTACCTGAACGGCGCCTGGACGAACAAGACGCCCACCGGCGGGCAGACCGCCTTCGTGAAGAACCAGAAGGCGTGGTATGGCTACAGCAGCCAGGAAAGCGCCTGGCACCCGCTTCAGCGCATCTGGTCCACCAGCGAATACTGGACCGGCGAATATGGCAGCGGTGGAACGAAGCTCTACTGTAAGTGTTTCGACCTTGGCGCCCTGCCGAACAACACCACGACCACGGACGCGCACGGCATTACCAGCATCGACCTGGATAGCCACATCGCCACCGAACTGGCCTTCAGCAACAGCAGCCAGGCATACGCCGGGGAAGCTGCCTTCGTGACTGGCGGCGTGATCCTGGAACTGTGGATCGACGCCACGAACATCAACCTGAAAGACAACTACAACTTGTCCAGCTACAACGGTCTGCTGCGGCTCTATTACGAACGCACGGCGTAGCGGTCAGGGCCTGGTGCGCCCGCGGAACACACCGCCCAGCTTCACCAGGTATTCCTTCCGCAGAATCAGGCCAAGGGCTGCGCCGATGGCCATGCTGATCAGGTCGATGCTGAATTCCATGGCCCCAGGATAGCGCACGAAATTGAAATGGCCGCCAACCCGGAAGGCTGGCGGCCAAGTGCGACAGGTAGGTGGCGCAGGTGGGAAACGATGGTGGCGGCCCACGCGGGTAACCATGAAGGGACCGCTTCGGCGGGTGTCAAGTCCGCCCCACCACCATCGCGCCCGCCTAGGTCAGAAAGGCCCAGGCGAGAAGCAGCAGGCTGATCAGGAAAGAACCTTCCAGGACTTCGCCCAGCGTGCGGCTGGGCATGGCCTGGTCTTCGTGGGTATGGCGCATTCTAGTTCACCGTGGGCTTCGCTGCCAGGCGGAATCGCTGGCGCTGCGTGATGTGGTCCATGAAGTCCTGCCAGGGCTGGTCGCCCACGCCAGGAACGAAAGGCCCCATGGTGGCGGCCAGGGCATCGCCCAGGAACTGCTGGACCACGCGCTGCTTTAGGTCGATCACACAATGCGCGGCCTTCGGCAGTTCGGTGGGCGACGGGCGCCACCAGTAGCTGGCAATTTCAAGTTCACCGGCCTGGATGGCTTCGTGGTTCCGGGTCACCAGCTTGGACAGCCCGCAGTCGCACAGTTCCGTCAGGGCCTGGCACATCGGGCAGCGGTCGCTGGTGGTGGTGTAGGTCTTTTCCCTGGATCGGCGGCGGCGTGTCATGTCAGTAGCGTAGCCGGTCCATGACCAAGCGCTGGAGTGTGCCGGAAGTCGGGTGGCATTGAGGGCCACCGTAATACTCCAGGCGGATGCGCGATGCTGGGGTGCCGGACATCCACCAGCTATCCAGGTCGCGCACCGCGCCAATCGGGTCTTCCAAGTGGGCCGCTTCCAGGCGCAGCCGCGGCCTGCGCCGGTAGCCTTCCGGCCACGGCGGCAGCAGGATGATGGGATCCTCCGCACAGCCAAGGGCATCCAAGATGCCCAGGGCTTCTTCCAGGGTCAGGCGCCGGATGGCGGCGCGGTAGGTCGGCGGTCGCCTGCCAGGCAGGCGCAGCGCCAGGTCGGGGTCAGGCGGCTTAGTCACGGCGCTTCACCGTCTGGCAGAGGAAGCCGCGGATGTAGGCCGCGGCGCCAACCAGGCGCAGCGCTTCGGCCACAGTCATGGGGCGGCCATGGTTGGCGTTTACGACAGCAAGGTGCGCAAGAAACTGAACGATGTCCAGGTGTTCATCGACAGTTTCAATCCCCGTGCGCGGGGGAGGGGAAAAGTCAGCAGGCGTGGGGTCAGGCATCGCGGTGGGTTAGGGTTCAAAGCAGTTTCCAGGTCATGGTGCTGGCGTCAGGCTTTACGCCTTCGTGTTTCACCGTCCGGTCACACATGACGAACAAGGCAGCAAGCACGGCAGGCACGGTGGCGTCCAGGCGTTCGGCAAGTTCGTGGGCGGTCAGCCCGAAGCCGTGGCCGCCCGTTTCAGCTTCGTGCTGGAACAGAGCGGCCAGGACTTCGCGCCGCAGGATGCGGTGGTGCGACAGGCCCATGATCAGGCACCCTTCACGCGGGCAGCAGCAAGTCTGATCATGGCGGTGTCGCCCGCTTCGGCGCGGGCGCTGGCCAGCCATTCGGTGTAGCCGAAGGTGAAGCTGCGGCGGTCGCCGCTGCTGTTCAGGCGGGCGCGGATGAAGGCAGCCGCGGCGGCGCGGTCACGCATCTTCGCCACGCGCAGCGCCACGCCCATGCCAGCGGCGGCGTGGGACTGGCTGACGATGGTGTGGCGGCGGAAGTCGCCCGTGCGGCGTGCCAGCAGCGTGGCCTGGTTGTGCTGGGCGCAGAACGGGATCATCTGGACCCGGATGGCCGGGGCGCCGCATTGGGCGCAGGTGTGGCCTTCGGCGGTGTGGGCCGGGGCGACCACGGGCACGGCGTCCGCCAAGTCCGCGATGGTGGCGGCCAGCGCCACATCCTCTGCGATGGCGGCCATGTCGGCGGCTTCGGCTTCCATTTCGCGGAAGCGGCAAGGGACGCCAGCGGAAGCGCTGTAGGTGGCGCGGGCAGCCAGGAAGCCAGCAGCGAAAGCGGGGCGGCAGCCAGCCAGCTTCGCCATCAGGCGGTCTTCCCGCACGCTGGTGTCCATCGTGGCGATGGCGCGGGCGCGGCTGTGGCGCAGCGACAGGTTGATGCGCAGGCCAGCCTTGAATCCGGCGCGGCGGTGGTGATCCTGAAGGGCGTTGGAGGCGTTGGTCATGGTTCTTCGTGGGGTTTGGTGCGGGGCGGTTTGTCCCGCTGACAATTGAGTTATCGGCTACGCCGCGGGAATGGTCAACCCCCATTCCTGACTTTCTTCTGACCTTTTTCAAGTTCACGGTGCCGCGAACTGTGGCGGCCTGGGCAGGGCCATGGGTGCCAGGCCGCCTTCACCCCCCGGCAAGGCGGCCCAGCGTGCCGTCAGGCCGCCTGCGGCGGCTCCTGCGGCGTCCTCAGGCCCAGGTAGACCGCCAGCCGGTCCAGGGCGTCCGGCGCTTCCAGCGGCTTCCCAGCCAGCGCACGGGCCAGGTCTTCGATGGACACACCGGCTTCCACTTCCACCAGGGCCAGCCGGTGAAGGCGGCGGTGGTCTTCCAGGCGCTGGGCAATCCGGCGCATCAGGTCAGCGGTGCGGTGGTCCATCGGTTCAGCACGGGCGTCATTCTATTGGCACAGTCAGGGGAATGCCAGACCGCCGAAATTGAAATGGCCCACCAGCCGAAGCCGGTAGGCCAACCCCATGAAGTTCCTTCCCCTAGGCCCGCAGTTCCAGGAAGTGCCGCCAGTCGCAGCCGGGCACGCGGGCCTGCTGCTTGGCCCAGTCCAGGCCCAGGTAGATCCAGGCGCGGTGCTGTTCGCTGGCACCGCCTTCCGGCTGGCACCGCACGGTTTCCGTCGCCCGCTGGTAGAAGGCGTGGTCAACACCTTCCAGGCGGTCCATCGACGCCAGCGTGGTGCTGTCGGCAGACCACAGTTCACCCTTCACGGCTTCGCCATCGTCATGGACACGGAACACCGCGGGGTAGGCCCCGTTGGTGGTCATGTGGAAGCCGCTGCGCACGGTTTCAGCTTCGCCCATGAAGGTGGCGCTGCGCAAAAAGTCGTTATTGACCAGGCCGCGCATCAGGGTGCCGTAGACAAAGACCAGATGGCGGCTGGTATCCGGTTTCTCGGTGTTGGTCATGGTTCTGTTCCGTGGGTTCAGTTTCAGGTTCAGGTGGTGTGGTGGCGGTCAGGACTTCGATCAGCGCTGGATGCCCGGCGCATGGAGGTAGGCCAGGACGCCGCAGCGGTGGTCCGTCTGCCCGCCAGGCAGCAGGATGTTCCAGCGCTGGAACGCCGTCACGCCGCGGGTGCCCTGGTCATGCGGGTAGGCAGCCACGATGTAGCCCTGGCGGCGGCGGCGGCGCAGGATCTGGCCCACCACCGTGCGGGCCTTCGTCCGCAGGCCCGTGGCAGAGTAGCCGAAGGTGCCGCTGGTCATGTCCTGCCCAGGCTGGAAGGTGTAGGTGGCCCCTTCCGGCTCCGGCTCCGGCTCCGGCTGCGCATCCACGAAGCCGCAACCGCAGCGGTCGCAGAAGTCGCCCTGGCTGCCGAAGGCGCGACCGTCGCCGTTGGCGTAGTTGTCCGCTTCGGTCACAGCGCCACAGACGCCGCAGGTGGTGAACAAGGTGCGGCTGCCTTCGTCGTAGCTGCGGGCGCAGGCAGGGTAGATTCCTCCGGTAGCTGCGCGGGCCAGGCGGATGCGCTTCACGATATCGTCCAGCAGCATGGCGGCGCTTTCCCTGTGCGTGGCCACGCAGGCAAGTCCGGTGGCTTCGGTTCCGCGCAGGACGCGCAGGCTGACCCGCGCCACACCAAGCATGGAGAAGTGCGCCTGGTCGAAGGTCAGCCAGTAGGACAATTCCGTGTCGGCGGCCATGGCGTTCAGCGTGTCCAAGGCGACCAGGATGGCCCGCGTTTCTTCCTGGGTGAACAGACCTTCATGGTCCAGGGCGGCGGCGCTCCGGGCGGCGTAGTCCTTCGCGGCGCGGCCCTGGTCCGCCCGCCAGGCTTCCAAGGCCTGGGCCACGATGCGGTCTTCGGCGTCGTTCGTCGCCTGGGACTGGTGTTCGAAGGTGGCCAGCGGGCGCTTGGTGTTGACCTTGAAGACGCGGAAGCACATTTCCGAACGGCGGCGCCGGATGCGGGTTGCCTTCTTGACTTCGAACTGCGGGCCGCAGGCCGTGCTGACTTCCAAGTGACCGACTCCCTTTCGGGTCCAGGTCATGGCCGGGGCGGCGAACTGGGGCTGGGCGGTGTTGGCGTTGGTGTTGGTCATGGTTCTTCGTGGGGTTCGGTGCGGGGCGGTCTGTCCCGCTGACAATTGAGTTATCGGCTACGCCCGCCGTATGGTCAACCCCTATTCTGACTTTTTTCTGACCTTTCGCGGGTCAGGGCCAGGCGCGAACTTGAAATGGGGCCGCCGGGTGAAAGCTCTGAATAAGGGGCGCCGCAACATCAGCGCGGCGGGCCGGATACAGCGGCGGCCCTCTAGAAGCCCTCCAAGGGGCCGCCACGGCGCCAGGGCAGCGAAACCGGCCTGGCAGGCGGCGCTGGACAGAAAAGCCGCCAGACGCGCCCGCAGGCCCGCCTGGCGGCGTCATGGCGGTGGCGTCAGGCCCCGGCGCCGGGGCCTTCCAGTTCCCTGGCGAAGTCCAGCACCCACCAGCAGGCCGGGCAAGGGGCCGCTGCGGGCACAGGCTCCGGCACAGGGCAGCCAGCTTGGTCGCAGGCGTCACCGCAGCAGCCAGCGGCGTGGCCAAGTCCGGTGCCGGTCACGGTGACGGCGCCGGTGCCGTCGCAGTTCGGGCACCGGCCAGCCACCAGGCGCACCAGTTCGGCGGCACCTTGCGACAGGTCAGCCACCTTCTGCCGCAGCAGGGTTTCCAAGTGGTCGGCCATCACTTCGCCGCTTCCTGGCCGGTCCCTTCTTCGCCGCTGGCGTCTTCCTGGCTGCCAGCACCGTCGCCCTTCGTGGCGTCCACGGTCATGGTGTTGATCTGCTTCACGGTGAAGCCGGGGAAGCCGGGGCCACGGTCCACGCCGTTCTTGAAGGCGGTGCGCAGGCTGCGCAGGTCCATGTCGTGGTATTCGACTTCCAGGGTGATGATTGCGGTTCGGGTTTCCATTGTGGTGTTGTTCTCTGGTTCGGGGTTGATGCTTACAGGCGTGGCGGATTCCATCCAGAACTGCGCCCCCAGCGCCACGCTGGCGGGCACGGCGCGTTCCACGAAGGCCAGGGAAATTGCCAGGCTGCCGTCCTGGTTCTGGTGGATGCGGTGGCTGTCTGTTTCTTCGATCAGCCGCGCAAGGCGGCGGCGACCGCCCAACAGCACGGTGGTGGCCGTGTCCAGCAGGGCGACCGGGCGCAGCCTGACATAGCCGCGGTGCGTAGTCTGCCATTCGATGGCGCAGACTTCGATCAGATAGCTGTAGGTCATGCGGTGTTCCCCAGCGTCAGGCGCCGACCGTGTTCTGCGATCAGCGCGGCGTCTGCCATTCCCCAGTTGCGCTTCACCAGCAGCAGTTCGCGCATTTCGGGGAATAGCTCCAGGGCGAACTTCACGGCGGCTTCCTTCGTGTCTTCGACATCACCGCGGAACTGCGTGCGCTGCCAGTCCTTCGGGCGGAAGCGCAACATGCGGAACCCCACGCCGTCAATGGCACCCAACAGGCGCCCGTAGGACGCGCCGAAATTGAAAGCCGCTACGGCGCCCTGCGGCGGGGCGTTCTTCCCCTTCCGCATGGCGCCCACTTCTTCCACCGCAACCTGCGGCAGTTCAGCAGAAGGCCACCGGCGCAGCCACTCGGCCACGCGGTAGCCGTCCACTTCGCGCTTCTTCGTGCCGCTGACCGGCATTCGTGTGGCGCCCAGGAAGGCGCCCCGGTCGCTGATGGCGACCAGGGCACCCGACAGCCCAGGGTCCGCACCAAAGCAGACGCGCAGGGACATGCCTACTGTTCCCCTTCCGCTTCTGGCGCGAAGCGCGGCGGCACCTGGCCGTTCACGAAGGCTTCCACTTCATGCTTCAGCTTCATCAGGTCGCGTTCGTTTCCGAAGGCCACCACGCGCACCACCAGCTTCTTCGGTGCGCCAGCGGCAGACGATTCATAGAAGGCCGCATCTTCGATCAAGTAATACTTGACGGCTGCGTGTGTCAGGGACGGTTTCACTTGAACTTCACCCGCTGGGTCTGGACCAGCTTCACGCCGCGGACTTCGCGGCCCGACTTCAGCGCATCCTTCAACGCAGCCTTGTCCGGGGTCACGGTCACCTTCGTGGTCAGGAATTCATCGGGCAGTTCTTCCGGCTCCACTTCCACCACCACGCTGGGCGGGTTCTTCACCAGCTTGGCGACATACTCCGGGCAACTGATTTCCTGGATGCCCAGGGCCACCATGTTGTCGCGCAGGTAGGTCAGGAACCAGTCGATGGACTTCTGCGCCTGCTTGCGGCGCTTGGCGATCCGTTCTTCCGCTTCCTTCATGGCCGCGATTTCGGCCTGGTGGTTCTGGACCAGCGCAGCGATGGCGCGGCCCTTTTCTTCTGCGACGGGCAGCAGGCTTTCCACCGTGTCGGCGGCAGCGGCTTCGTCGATTTCACCATCAGCCAGCATGGCCTGGACCTGCTGGACAGCGGCGGACACTTCGTAGAGTTTCATTCTTCTTCCGTGGGTTGTTCGGTTTCAGGTTCAGGGTTCCAGCGGTCAGGCTGGACGCGCTGGCGCGGCAGCGGCGGCGGCGGCGCGGGCGCAAAGGCAGTCACCAGGGCCGCGATGGCGGCGCTGAAGGCGGCTAGGACACCGGCCCACATGATCAGCGCCAGGAACAGCCACCAGCCAGCGGCGGCGACTTCGCGGAACAGGTCGGACATCATGCGATCACTTCTGTGCTGCGCCACTTTCTGCTGCGGCGAATGTAGCCCTTGTCTTCCAGGGCGGAAAGGTGGTTGGCAATGTTCGTTCTGGTGACATCGAACTGCTGTGCCAGTTCCGCCTGTGTCGGCGCGATGCCGTGTTCGTCGATGAAGGCGGCAAGCGCTTCAAGCACGCGCTTCTGGTGTAGCGTCAGGGGTTCCCTTCTTCTTCTTCGCGGCATGGCTACTTCGTGGCGTCAGGCAGAGCAGGGCGCCACACCCGCACCATGCGGCTGTGGCAGCTAGAGTGCTGCGCTTTCAGGATCTGGCCGGTGAAGGTGATGTCACCGGCCCGTGCGGCCCGGTTGAACGCGGCCCCGATTGCGGCGGGGCGCACGGTCACACCAGGGTAGTTCCGTTCCAGGTATTCGCGCAGATGGTCACTAGTGAATTCCTGGTAGGCCGAACAGCAGTAGAGCATGGCGTCAGCCAGGGCCTGGGCTTCGTCAGCCCGCGAACTTGAAAGCACGGACTGGATGCCAGCTTCCTTGCGCTGGTCGCCGTCCATCTGTTCGCGGTCGCTGAACAGGTCGGGTTGTTGATCAGAAGGGCGCATCATCAGGGAAGTAGTCACGGGGTTGCGGTTCGTGACCCGGCGCATAGTCCGGGTTCGGTTGATGGGCGGGCGGCGCTGTGGACGCAGCAGCGGCACCTTCGACGGCTGCCTGAACAGCAGGGTCAGCAGAGGCGGGGCCGGTGTCGCCACCGGCGCGGTTGATCTGGTATGCCAGCATGTTGCCGGTTTCGTCCGGCACTTCGATGCGGCAGGCACCCTGTTCTTCCAGCGTGTTCACCAACTCGCGGACTTCCTTCACGATGCGCAGCGCGAAGCCCGCTTTGGACTTGTTCTGCCGTTCGTCCACATGGAACACAATCTGGTTGAAGGACTGGTAGGACTGGCTAGGAAGCCACCAGCCGCGGTCACCGTGATACTTCCCCGCGTGGTCAATCAGCAGGCGTTCCCACATCGACCGTTCGCAGCGGGCGATCTCGCACAGCTTGGCCATAAGCTGCGCCCAATCGTTCGGCAGCTTCGCGGCGCTGGCGAACCAGCCCTGGGCGTTCAGACACCGCTGCGGAACTTCGGTGTAGTCCACATGGCTGTCGCGCTGCTGCTGCTGCTGCGGCTGCTGGGCAGGCGGGCGCTGGGCAGGCTGCGGCTGCGGCTGCGGCTGATTGCCTTGCGGCTGCTGCCAGCCACCGCCGTTGCCGTTGCCGTTGCCGTTGCCCTGGCGGTGCCAGTCGCTGTTGAATTCTTCGGCGCCGTAGACGCCGCCGGTGGGCGATGCGAACGCCAGGATGCCGCGGACATGAAGGCGCTTCCATGCCATTTCCGGCGCATGGGTGGCTTCGGGGTTGTTCTTCCTGGGCGCCTGGTGGCGTTCGCGGTTTCCGCGATCATCCACCACTTCGTAGACCTTCGTGCCGTAGTCCCACCGGCAGCTTCCGACTTCCTGGAGTGTTTCCCCCTGGCTGTTGGTGAAGGTTCCACGGTATGCGATGGACACCGGCGTGATGTCCACCGCGTCCACCTTCATGGTGATGCCGTCCTGTTGGGCGATTTTGTGCGCACCCTGCTTGGTGACGCACCATTTTCCGTGGCTGTTGTAGAAGTCTTCGAACTTCCCTTCCTTCAGGGAATACTTCTGAGCCAGCCTGTCGATTTCGGCGCGGTTCGTCATGGTTCGTTCGTGGGTTGTGGTGTGCCGCTTCCCGCGGCGTGGAGCGAGAAGGTTAGCTGAAGGTCAGGGGAAAGTCAATCCCTGTTCATGCCCGCCTTCCGCCCGGCACAGTCGCGGCTGTCGAAGAAGTCCAGGATTTGCCGGATGTTCTGAAGGCAGACATAAGGCTGCGGGTGATTCGTCGCGGCATCGCGGATGCGCTGGATGTCGCTGCGGTGTTGCGCGGCCAGGATGTCCACCTGCGTGGCGGCATCCACGATGCGTTCTTCGGCCATTTCAAGTTTGTGATTCAGGTGTCGAATGCGCTTCCAGAGGTCGGCGGCTTCCATGGTCATTTCCTCCGGCCAAGGCCATCAGGCCCCAGCCCGCTGTAGTGGTAACCGAATGACAGACGCTGCTGCTTCGGCTGGTTCTGCGGGGCGACTTTAGCCGCACGCCGCTGGTGGTAGTCCTGGCGCCAGGCGTCAGGGTCATAGGTCTTCGGAGTGCCGCGGCGGTCCAGGTCGATTTCCATTTCGTCCAGGATGTCCGACACGGCGGGCACGCTGTCACGCTTCCTGCGCACGCGCCAGGTGGTGGGGTTCCACGGGTCTTCGCCGTTCTTCCGTTTCGTGGACGGCGCGAACAGGTGCGCCTGCGAATACCAGCAGCCGTCGCGCCACGCGCCAGCTTCTTCGTTCACCAGGAACAGTTCACCGGCGCCGGTCAGGAAAGCCAGGCGCGAATCATCGGCCAGGCGTTCCACCTTTTCCCAGGTGGCATCATCTTCCAGAAAGCCATGCGGAAGGTATGACAGGCGCGTGGCCAGCACCCGGCTGTCGGACATCCGCGGCGGCACCGCGATGGTGCGCAGCACGCCGTTGTGCGCCATGACCATGTTGTGCCCGGCGATGCGGAAGGGATGGCAGTTCGCCTTCACCTTCGCCCCGTTCGTGGCGTAGCGCATGTGGAGAACGAAAGGGAACCCGGCTTCTTCCAGCGCCAACGCCTTGCGGCGGATTGGCGCCCAGTCCATGTTGGTCCACGCTTCCAGTCGGTGTGGCCCTTGGTGGTTCGGGCGATGATCAGGCACATGGTTCTTCGTGGGATTGAAGGGAAAGAAAGCAGGTTACCAGAAGGTCAGCAGAAGGTCAAGCGCTGACGGCGGCCTGGTTCTGCGTGGTCGGACGCACGCCGAAGTGGGCGAAGCGCTGGGTGAAGAAGCGCAGCAGGTCCGCGGGCACCGTGGCGGGCGTGGCGGCGTTCGCGGTCAGGCGGTAGTTCCGCCAGCCGCTG